TGGTGCTTGCCGCCACTTGGTCGGTAGAGTCGTGAAAAGCCCCATGGGGTGTGTTCAAAAACTTGCCACCCTTTGGGCCAAACAAAGCACCAAGCACACTGATCAATCTTCTGAAGTACCCATTCAGCGCCCCATTGTTTTCGGCAAAGTAGCGTTTCTCATAAGCCTCTGGCGCAAAGCCAAGGCTTGGGATTGATGGGACTTCGAGTTGTTGCTTGACATTGGCCATGGCTAATTATGTCAGGACAGAGAGCGCATGGTTGATGTGTTTGATCCGGTCATCTAGGCCAATAAACCCGCCATTGATCTTTTTGGTCATGGTCCGATAGTCTTGGGAGTCTGCATACTGGTTGAGCTTTTGAGTGTCCCAAAACCATCCGGCAGTGAGAGCTGCATACTGGGGCGTGGCCACCAGCTCGGGCTGCATGATCAGGTCCACGCCAAGCGCTTGGCCTGCATGGTGGTAGTTGGCTGACCCAGTCAATTGAATGCACCCACGGCCTCTAAATCGATACCCATCCCCACTTACCTCATCCCTGTTACCCATTCGGCTGCTGTAAACAGTGTTAGCAATGAGCTTGGGGTTTCTTGCGCACATCTGGGCCTTGGCCGCGTCAAAGCGCTTGGGCCAGAGCTTTTGCAGTGCTTCGGCTCTGTAATTAAGGTTTTCCTCAAGAATCCTAAAGTTGCCACACTCATGGCCACACTGGCCAATAAAGGCAGCCTGGCGCAATGGCGTGGAAATGTCAAACCTTTGGAATGTCTCGTTTAACGCATCGACCCACTCTGGGCCAATGTGCAGTTGTTTAAGTTGCTCACTATTGACCATTGACCAAACTCCTTACTTCGTTGTAGGCGTTGATGCAGGCGTTGAGCTTGTTGATGGCTTTGTCTCCATCGGCTGCGAGGTCGATAAGAGTTGCAATAGTCTGTCGCTCAAGTTCGCTTTCATCGGGCTGGCTGGGTTGTGTATTTCCAGTGGCAATGGCGGCACTTGGACTGGCTTGTGGACAACTTGGGGCTGGGAGCCGCAGCCGACCAGTGCGAGCAAGCTCATGCATAGCAGACTGTTTCTTGACAATATCATCTTGGGCCTTTCTCAGTTTTGTTTCTTGGTCAATCAATTTAGTGCCAAGCTCTGCCTCTTTGGCTCTGGCTTCATCATTCTTTTTGGCAATGGCAATCTTCATGTCATTGTCCCTGTCTTCCCAGCCAAAGTGATAGCCACCTCGATAAGAGCCAAACAAGGCAATGCCGATTGCCAGGGCGATATAGGGTAATGGTATGCCAAACATTATTCTGACTCCCGTCTGGCAATGGCCAGCTGTTCGCGCTCATGGTCATCCTCAAGATGGTCCGGTGGCGTTGTGGGTGGTGGCCCAGGTGTCCAAGACTCATCCAGCTCTGGGTTGGTCCAAGTGGGCATGGCATTAAACCCATGGTTGTTGCTGTAGCCTGGTGTTGGGTAGCCACCCATTGGTTGGCCAGTGCATTGCCCCATGGGTGGTGGCTGCTGCCTAGAAGTCATGGCACGTTTACCGATAACACCGCCAATGCCGCCAACAATAAGCAGAACAATGTCGTTCAGCATCTTGGTATAAGCCTGGTCAATCGGGGCCATGCTCTTGATGGGCTGGGTCACAAAGGTCACAGAATAGAGTAGCGCAATCACGATAAAGAAAAGAATCAGGGTCACAGCAAGCACCACAATGCTCCAGACCCTGACTTCGATCTCTTCAGTTGTTAGGTTTAACTTCGTCAACTTTTTTCTCCAAGATTGGTGCAACCAAGTATTCTGGGCAAGTCTGAGTGAATAGGCATCTAGGCTTTTGACACTCTGTCGCATGGAAATTGTCAGGATTCTGGCACTTATAGCGATATTTTTCTTCACAGCCAGTTAGCAGCAAAAGAAGCAATAGATATCTCATTTACCTAAACCAACCCTTCCAAGTAGAAGATTGACAATTCTGTCAGACAGATCATCAGGCAAGAACTTCAAGAAACCAAGAAACCATAAAGCCACACACCCGTAAATGAATATCTTGAGGCATAGGTCAAAGGTCTTCTGATACTCATTCACCGACCACACCTTCTGGTAGTGGCACAGAAATCCATCATTTCGTTGATGCCAACAAAGACTAGAAACAAGACAAAGAATATTCCACCTATTGCCAAACCAATCTCTAGTTGTTCTTGCTCTTTCTCTTTGGCTTTCTTTGCTTCTGCCTTTAGTGCGCTTATCTCTTTGGCATCTGCCAAATCCATCTCAGCTTGACGGGCTTTAATCTTTTGCCATATGTCAATCTTGCCCGTGGTCATAAAAAGCAGTTTTAGCTCCTCCTCAAAAACTCGACTTTGTTCCAAAACCATCTCGATCTGGAGGGCAGTCCCCATGTTCGAGCCTTTGCCAGACTGCTTGGCTTGAAGCATGGCCTTGGTGGCCACAGACTTGGCATCGAAAAGTTTGCCAATCATTGGCGCAAGTGAGCCTAAGTCATTGGCAACCTTTGCTGCCTTCTTGACCATGCTGATGGCGCTTTGTATTCCCGCCAGGGCTGTGATTGGATCGATCATTTCTTTTCTACCTTTTTCCACTCAAGGCAAACAACCTTCCGATTGTAGACATCACCAGTCCATGACCACCTGATGCATCTATATTCGGCAACGGCTGCTAGTAAGACCAGAGCATAAATCATGGCCAAAACAAAATGATGACAAAAAAGCACCAGGCAATGGTGGCACTCAAAAGAGCCGCAGCAATCAATGCCACGGCCCAGTTTCTCATAGCCCGAAAATCTTCTTGACGAATTCGGCAGCCACCCCTGGGCCGAACAGCACTGCTGCAATCACGATATACAGCAGATATTCAATCTTTGTCATGCGCTTTGAGCCAGCGGCAAAACTTTTTTGAATGCCCTCGTACCTTTCAGCACAGATGGCTTCATGCACTGACAGCTTGGCCTCTGTCTCGCTGATCATTTTATCGGTCATGGTGCATCAGGCCATGTAATAGTCCAAGGAAAACCACTCTGCAAAGGAACATCTCGCAATGCTTGACGATATGGTGCATAACTGTCTTTTACAGCTTGTGAAACATCAGTAGTTTGTGTCCAATCGGTTGCAGCTAATTTTGTATTCCGTTCTTCACGCACTTTAGTGGCTTTACGAGAATTAGCATTAGCAGCCCATTGCGCTTCTTCCGCATCTCTTTCAGCTTCTTCCTCGGCAGTAAATGGAATGTTGCCTTCTGCCGTTGTGTGAAATCTTGCCATGATTGTTCCTTAACTATTCTTGATGCCGTACAAACGGAATGTGCCAGTAGATATATTGCCTGACTCCATTAAAAATCTAATCCCTGTTACAGCGGCTGTTGAACCACTATTTGCACCTGACAAAGTCATTTGCCCAACATCTACAAATGCAGAATTGGTTACACCAGTACAAAACACGCCCTTATGTAAAGTGGTGTTAGATGGGTTTGGTATATACATTACAAAACTTGCGCCCCCCTGTGCGCCATCGCCAGATGCAGATAAATCTATTGTTACTAAATATTGACCAGCAGAACTAGACGATGAACCAGCGTAAGTGTTAGCTGTGTTATTACTTCTACTTAAATGGTATAGATAACTAGAAGTTACATACGAGCCACTTTGTTTTTGTCTAGCGTATAAACTTACAACACTATCTACGGGTTTAACTGATGAAGCAACAATTGCATAATTTTGGTATGTGCTATCAAATGTGGTTTCAATGTCAACTGTCGCTGAATTGCTTGCAGTTACAGTAGATAAGAAAGTCCATGCGCCACCACCAGCAGCAGCCCAAGAACCATCACCACGCCAGAATGTTGACGCACTAGCAGATGTTCCTGAGTTTAAATTTGTAACTGGTAAGTTTCCTGTTACACCAGTTGACAAAGGTATATTTGAAATTGTATTACTTGAACCACTGATGGTTTTATTAGTAAGCGTACTTGTGCTTGTTGCCGTGACAACATTTGTAGGTGTGATGATTCCAGATAGTGCTACTGTAGCCATGATTAAGCTCCTGTACGTTCGGCTTGCTCTGCCTGATAAGCCGCAACCACTTCAGCAGTCCAGACTGTATTGCAGATTGCAACAACATTAGCGGGAACGCCTGTCAGGTCTTGTGCTGGTGTGAGGCTTGAACGATGGTAGGTTTGGCTGATTTGATTGCCATCTTCCATGATGCGAGTAGCTTCACGATATAGAACGATGCCGTTCTCTGTGACTGTGATTTGGTCAACTACAGTTGTTTTAGTTAATGCCATGATAATTTCCTTTTAAGTTAAGTGTCCGACTACATCAATCAAATGTAGTTAATTAAACAAAATAGTTTATTGATATATCATAATTTGTACTACTTGCCATTGCACTATTACCAGTGGTTGCGTTAGCAAAAAGTGCTGATGTGCCAGAACTTTGTCTAACACTAATAACTACATTACCATTGTTAATTCCATAACCACTTCCCCCTTGAGAAGCAGAAAAAGGGAGTCCCCCTATATTGCAGTCTCCCGAAGCACTTCCAACTGTTGTAATTGCAACTTTTATCCAAAGAAAAACAGTATTTCCTATTTTTGTGTAGTTTCCGCTAACGGCTCCAAGTGTTGTAATAGAACCACTTTGCGGAGTTACTGAGGGAGTAAAAGTACCTTCTTCATAGTCATCTAGCGTTTGAGGGTCTGATGATGCTGATTGACTTGCGGGGAATTGAACACCAATACCTGATGTAGGCGGTGTAGTTGAACCAAGAGAAATACTACCCGCAGTTCCTATTGAGCCAGAATCTGCTACACGGAACTTGTATGCACTAGCACCAAGGTTGTAATAATTGATTGCGTAAAACGTATTGTTTGAAGTATTTCTTGAGGCAAGAATCTGGAGTATTTCATTTGTATAACTTGCGTTTGTTGCGTAAATATTTAAAGCTACAGAATTAGCACTTTGGTCAAATTCATGTGTTGTTGCAGCACCATTTTGATAAGTTCCTGTATTACTTGCTTTGACATAACCTGCCGAACTTATACGCATTGACTCCGTACCACCAACAGATGTTGCAACAGTGTCAGCCGCAGGAAAGAAAATACCTGTATTCGTGTCGCCAGTTGTTGTCAATGCGGGAAGTGCCGCAGTACCAGCATCGAATGTTGATACACCTGTAATTGTTGGGCTACTAAGTGTCTTGTTGGTTAAGGTCTGTGTGCCAGTTAAGGTAACTGCTGTCCCGCCATTACCGCCAACTTGTGCAGAGACATTCCATCCATAAGTTGCACCTGTATAAACAAGCGTAACAGTTGCACCTGTAATATCACAGACCAATGTATCACCAGCCGTATTGCCAGCAATCTTAATAAGTGCCGTAGGGTCAACTGTTAAGTTGTTTGTTCCCCATTGGCTAAGAGAGTCAATAACAAGAACAATATTACCTACTGATGGGCTTGTAGGCAAAGTGACTGTAAAAGCACCGCCCGTTGTATTGGTTAAAACACCATCATTGTTTGCGGCTGTGTAGTTAGCTGTTTTAACTACTGTGTAAGCAATGCCGCCACCAGAAGATGCAATGGTCTGGTTAGGCCATGTTCCAGTAACAGTTACGTTTGTACCTTGAACAAGACTAGGGGATGATGTTCCTGTACCACCACTTGCCACTGCTAGAGTGCCCGCTAAAGTAATTGTTCCTGACGATGAAACTGGCCCACCACTTGTCGTTAGTCCTGTCGTGCCGCCACTTACATCAACGCTCGTAACTGTTCCCGCACCAGCAGGTGTAGCCCAAGCACCATCGCCACGCCAAAACGTAGAGGCAGATGCAGATGTACCTGAGTTCAAATTGGTAACAGGTAGATTACCTGTTACGCCTGTGGTCAAAGGCAAGCCAGTTGCATTGGTCAATGTTGCACTTGTTGGTGTACCCAATATAGGAGTTACCAAAGTTGGAGAAGTGGCAAATACAACAACACCTGTTCCTGTCTCGTCAGTCAAGGCAGAAAGCAAGTTTGCCGAACTAAATGAGCCAAGAGATGTAGCATTTCCAATTGAAGTGACTGCACCAGTTAGATTGGCATTTGTTGTGACGTTACCCGCAGTCAGACCAGATGCCGTTCCTGTGATGTTTGTGCCTACCAATGCGCTTGGAGTGCCAAGGGCGGGAGTCACCAAAGTAGGGCTTGTTGACAATACAACATTACCTGACCCTGTAGAGGTTGTAACACCTGTGCCACCTTGTAGAACTGTTAAAGCAGTTGTAAGACCAGTAATAGAAGTAATGTCAGAGTTTGCACCACTAGCGGCTGCACTTAAATTAGTTCTTGCATTTGCAGCTGTAGAAGCACCCGTGCCGCCATCAGCCACAGCCAAATCGGTAATGCCAGTAACTGAGCCACCCGTAATCGCCACATTGCTTGATGTGATCGGGCCTGTCACCCCTGCCGTTGCTGTGACTGCGCCTGTCAAAGTTGAAGTGCCCGTAACCGCCAATGTCGTGCTTGCTGTAATCGCTTTAG